CACGGCTCGGTTGGATGACGAGATCACACCAGTCTGGAACTTGGTGTTGTTAGTGCGCTCCCGATTCTCATGCTGCATGAGGCGATTCTTGGCGCGTCCAGAGGTAACGTCGTACACCTGCTGGGACATCTGATCGGCTGGCATGTTCGTGATCTCGTCCATAGTCACAGCCAAGTTCTGCATGACACCCATACGGTTCATACGGGAGTTGTAAGTATCTTTCGGAGCGAGGGCCAATTCCTTCGGACGACCGTAGATACTGTTGATGGCATGTAAGATCGTTGTCTTACCTGTACCGGACTCACGGCTGACCAAGTTGACCAAGAACCCTTCTAGTCCGGTAAAGCGCATTAGTGGTGTACCGAATCCCAAGAAGAACGCAAGCGCTCTGTATTCCATGCCGGGAGTGGCGTAGTGGTTAATAATGGACTTCCATGTTTCTAAGTCACCCTTCGTCTGGAAGAACGGAATGGTCGTGATGGTCGCCCCTGACGGTGGACTATATACCGTCTCAGTAGCGCGGATCTCACGGTCGCCAATAATGACCGCTGAATCGTCATCGACCCAACCGAACTGCCGGTGTGCTTTCTCTGCTTTCTCTTTCAACATAAGTGCGTCAATCCAATCTGTTACGTACTGCATCAAGTGATCTTGCTTCTTACCAAGCACAACTATGCCGTGCGAGGCTACAAGCGTCATGAACTTCTCTTTCGATATAGATGTTGTGGTCGGCATGATGAAGTCCCGAACCCCGTCCATGGGGGTGTGGAATCTCAATAGCAATGTGTCACCCAGATCGGGATCAACCATGCGCTTCACAACATAGAAGTCGTGCTTGAAGATCAGTTCGTCTACTTCGACTTCCTCACCATCCGGTCCCTCCTTCTTCATCTTCTTGTAGATGCCGCCGTTCTTACCTCTGAAGAACGGGAACGGATACTTGGGGATGGTGTACTGTTTCTCTTCCTTCGTTATCTCTTCGATTTCTACAACTACGTTTTCTTCTGGAGTGGCTTCCACTACCCGTTCAGCCAGCGCAATAGGCGTCACGATCTTGTGGGGGCAACCCTCACAACCCGTAGGATTCAGAAGACGGAACCGCTCGCAGGTGTACGGGCCATTCGTCCCGTTAGCCATCTTCTCCGTATGTTCAGCCGAGTACCCGGAGTGACCTTGAGATATGACATGGATAGCCTTGTCACGGTCGGAACACTTCTGGGCAATACTCAACCCACCCCGCCACATATCGTATGACAGGGTTTCCCGTTCGTTGTAGATGTGCGCGATCTGGGCACAGCCCTTACCCTCCAGTGATGCCACCAGAAGGTCTTTGAATTTTGCAACCTTGTTGCCCATCAGGGACAACGTAAGCGGGTCAAGTTGTTGCTTGTAACTCTGCTTATTTAAGCCAGCGAGAATGTCGAAACTTGGTTCAAGAAGTTTCTCTACGTCGGCATAGTCCAGTTCGGGGGCAGCGTACAGAACCTCAACCGGGATTGGGTTAGTAGGATCCTTTACGTGCATCGTCCCCGGAATACGGAGAATGCGAGCCGCCTCACCAGTAACGACCGGATCTACTTCGAACTTGTGCTCTACGCAGAGAGCCTTTAGTTTTTCCGCATGTCCCGTCCACTTCTCGCGTGGTAAGGATTGCTTGCAGACCCAATAGATATGGGCACCCGTACCAGACTTAACTACAGTCGGGCGGGGCAATCCAGTTACCTTGCAGAACGCACGGAGTGCGAGCATACCCTCACTCAGATCAGTGAATGGCTTGCCCGGACCGCAGTCGAGATCTATATAAAACGACTTTAAGGCAACAGCGTTCTTGGTTGTACGGCGTCCCTCTGGGCCATACTTCGCCATACCATAAAATGCGTTGTACGTCTTATCTACAAACTCGTCAGCGTGGTCGCAGATTTCATCAATGCTACCTACAAAGCGTTGGACGACATCCTTGTCGTCACCATCTTCCTTGATGCCAACAGTACAGTAGGACTCACCCTCATCTAATGGTGGTAGTACGAGGGCAAGAAAGTCCTTACGTGAAAGCATAGCCGTCCTCAAAAGCCGTCAAATAGAATGGGCAGGGGCAGACGGCAACGCCCTTTTCGGTAGCTAACCTAGCCCATCTACCGCTAAGCTAATTTGTCTATTAGCTTTTCAACCTGAGTTGCGTATTTGTAAGACACATCGCGCTTACCGATAAACCATGAGTACACAGTTGGTCGGCTCACGTTCAGGTACTCGGCAACATCCGTTACTGGGATGTTCAATCTGACGCATATCTTGGCGAGTTTGACTCCCAAGAAAAACGGATTAGCGTCGTAGATCGCCTGAACCATCAGTGTCGAGTAGCCCCGGGATGCCATTAGTCATCCCAATCAGCGAGGATCTTCGACAAGTCTGGCTTACCAGCGGCGGCTTCTTCGGACTTCTTGGAGACACGCTTTACCGGCTCGGGAGCGTCCTCTTCAACCTTAGCGGCTTCCTGCACTGGGGCAGCGATTGCTTTGGCCTTCGACTTAGTACCGTCTGCTTCAGCCACAGTCATCGTAATGGCTCGCTTGGCAGCGTCAGTAGCGCCTTGATCAATAGCGCGTTGGTGCTGTGCAGCATCCAAGAAACTTACTGGCTTGAAGTTGATCTTCGGCGTCGAACTGTTCGTGTCGAACCGCATCTCGGTGACGACCGCCGTGATCGGAATACCCTTACCACCAAGGAACTTAGCGTAAGACTGGAGCGGCCACTTACCGGCAGCACCTTCACCAAAGATGGAGGTAGAAGGCAACGTCAACTGGAAGATGTCTCCACCGATGTCATTTGCCAAAGCGACAGCAATACGCTGGCTGTAGCGGCAAGCGCGACTAGTACCCGAACCGGAACCGGCCATGTTCATCGGGCAGTCAAGGCATCGCTTGGACTGCGGGGACGCAGCCTTGGCATCTGGCACCTCACCATCGGCAGACCAGCAATCAGGGGCGACGATCTCACCACCCTCCTGATACTGCTGTGCGTAGTAAGTACGAGAGACCTTTGGGGCCGCGTTGACAATAACAACATTAAGATGGCGGTCTTCGTTCTGGGCCATCTCCTTACCGTTGACCATAAGTCGCCACACACCGCCCTTGATGGAGATGCGCTTGACAGCCGTGCCACCACCGCTACCCATGAGGGCTTTGGTAGTGTCGTCAACTTTCAGGGTCTTGAGATAGTCTGGAAGCCCTGAATCCAGCATAGCGAGATCAGTACTCATATGCGCTCCTTAGCGTTTCACAATTACGATAGTCGGGTTGATGTCTGCCTGTAACCCGGGCGGGTGAAGGTTTGGGTTCTCTTCAAGGAACTGCGCCATATTATTGTTGTTAATACGGTGCTGCATAAGCGAAAAGGCGTCGTTCTCTTTGATAAATCTGAAGAACGAATCCCAGTCGCTAGTCCAGTAATGTTTGTTGGCACGCCGTGAGATCGTACCGTGTTGTGTGCGGATAGTGGTAGCCCCTTGGTCTTTGCAGATCTCAAGCAACTGCTCAGTAATAACGTCGAGTTGTGCCTTTAGATCTTCGTCTTTTTTGGCCAACTCTCTACGTGCCTCACGAATCTTCACGTAGACTTCCGCAAGTTTTTCAGCGTTCATTGCACTCATATATTCTCCTTGTGGGTCTAAGAATTTATAGCATCTTCTTTACACTGTCAAGCAATTTCCTCAATAAAATTTCGATAGAGTTCGATCAACTTGGTATGCACGTCCAACTTCTGAGACAGCATCTTGTATATGCGCTTCTCAACCGGACTGCCCTGCAAGTGTACTACCGTACAGGGATGATGTTGACCCGCACGGTGGACACGAGCGTTTGCTTGCAAATAAGTCTCAATAGACGTTATCGGACCCCACCAGACAACCACGTTGGCTGCATGTAGCGTGACACCATGTGCAGCCGCTTGAGGCTGAATGACAAGCACTCGCGGCTCCGTAGTCTCTTGAAATTTCTTGAATATTTCGGAGCGTCGGCTAGCCGGTACTGCGCCATTGATGATCTCACAAGATATTTTATTAGCCTTCAGTTCCTCGGCAATGATCTCAATAGCATGACGATATGGAACAAAGATGATTACCTTCTGGCTTGCCTCTTCGATAACCTCCAGTAACGCCTCCATTCGGTTCCGCGCATCGAACGACACCACCTCACCACTATCCGAGTAGACCGCGCCACACGACAACTGGAGCAACTTGTTCAGGCTTGCCGCAGCATTGACCGCCGTGATCTCCTCACCCGCAGCAATTGTCAACATCTGTTTACGAATCTCTTCGTAGTAGGCTTTCTGCTGCTTGGTCAGCGGGATGTCACGCATGACGTAGGTCATCTCAGGCAGATCCAGACACTCGTCCTTGGTGAACCGAATCGCAGGTTGCAGTGCCTCGTGGACAATCTGTTCTGATTGCGGCCTTGGCACCCACTTAAACTGCGTGATTTTAGTCAGCACCCTGTCCCGGAATGCACCGAAAAACTTAGGAACGTTGTTCGGATTAACAATCTTGGCAAGTCCGTAGGCATCCGTGGGGGACTGCGCCGCTGGCGTACCTGTCATCATCCATACCCATGTCGATGGAGTAAGTATCGAGTTCAATACCTTCCATCGCTTTGTGGATACGTTCTTATAGGCGTTAGCCTCGTCGATGATGATCAGGTCAAACCTGTTCTTGATCACCGCTTCCTTAACGATATCCAGTCCGTCGAAGTTACAGATAACAAAGTCTGCATCGCCCTCCACGGCTTTGATACGTTTCTCTCTGGAGTAACTATGGGCGATAGCGCACGTACGGTGCGTAGCAAACTTGAACAGGTCGTTCTCCCATGCGGATTGCATGATCGACAACGGACACAGCACAAGCGCACGCCGCACTAGCCCTTGCTTCATCAGGTAGTCAGCAGCCCAGATAGCAGATGCCGTCTTACCCGTACCCTGCTCGTTAAAGCAGAAAGCCCGTCGATGCAGAGTCAGGAACGATGCCGTGGTGTACTGGTGCTTGAACGGCTTCTGAAGTCCAGACCATGCGTAATCTCGCATAATTGGCGAGGGCACATCTTTCAGCCGCAAGTTCTTCAGGATCTGGGCCTCTTCTAGGCCCCACTTCACAAGCACATCAGTATCGTTCAGTTGCTTTGCTGTACGGATTGCAGACGTAATACGCCCCGGTTCACGCACTCTAATTAGCAACGCTTTGTTATCTATAATCTGCATTAGGCAGGTTTCCGATCCTTCTGACGTTTGTACGAACGGTTCGCGTGGACGCTAGTAACTTTCAGATTGGTGGCTTTAGTTGACCCGCCCTTGCTGAGCGGAACCTTGTGGTCAACATCTTTACCGTCGCCTTTACGTACGCGCCCGGCTTGCATCATCTTGGCGCGAGCAGAGTTACGCTTAGCGCGGTTCTTGACCTGTTCAGGTTTGCCTTGGTAGTTGTCGTATTCACGACGGTAGTCACGAGCCATGTTTACCTCCCGTTATGTGTGCAATCTTTAACCGGACACCAATTCTTGCACGTGAAGTTAGGCCGGGGATTCCATACGTTTACTTCAAACGCCTTCTCTAGTTGTGCCGTATTGGTTAGCCATCGTTGCCAATACACATCAGTCTGTCCGGCATCGAAATCGCCTTTCACAAAGTCGTTGGCCACTACGAACAGCAGCCCACCCTTTACTCGTTTGACCTGCGGGAAGTGCTTGAACACCGCCAGCGACAGGATCTCCAACTGTTTCGTATCAGCATGTTTAGCGGACTTGCCAGTCTTGTAGTCCACGATTTTTGCAGAGTCACCGTTCAGGATGATCAAATCTGCTACGCCGCGCCACCAAACCCCCCTGTCAAAAAACTTACAGGGTTCCAGATTCTTGGTCAGACCCATGCGGTACTCGCACAACTTCTCGCCTTCGTAGGATTTCAGTTTGAGCAGGGCGGGTTCTATGAACTTGTATTTCTCCGGTATCGGAGTGCCCTTTCCGATGAAGTCTTCCGCTGCTTTGTGAACGTCTAGCCCATACACAAGGTGGTCACTGATTGGCTCCTTGATGTCCTTCTTTACCTTCAGTCGGTAGTACTTGTGTGGACACTGATTGAACAGGTCGAGTGACGAATAAGACCATGTGTATGAAGCAGACATTAACAATCCCCGTAACTTTTACCCATGCCTGACTCGCAGTTGAGTGGCAGGGTAGATGCCCATGACGGTCGCCACCGCATACACTCTTCCACATACCTCTGCGCTTCTTCGGCTTCCGCTTCAGGAGCGCTACAGGCAATAGCGTCATGTACCGTGAGAACCACTTTGTACCTTTTTGAAATCCGTAACATTTGTTCCGCGATTACACATCTTGCCACGGCTTGGCAAATGTTTTCAACAACCTTGCCACCATAGATCTTGACCGCGCCACGCCTAGTCCAGTACTCGTACTGAGCCTTCCCTTCGGCGTCTTCGACCTTCTTCAAACCCTCGTACCGCTGCCACAACCCACTAGGCAACTGGAACCCGTATTCGCGGGGGTCAAACAACACAGCGTCAACCACACCAAAGTCAGCAGCCTTCGCTGTCGGGATGGACTCAATGCACTTCTGGCCTTGTCTCCATAGTGCGGGGATGGTCGGGTAGGTGCGCCGGTATACGTCGATGATTCGTTTGCACTCGTCGAGATCGGTATCGACACCGAACGTCTTCAACTGCAACTGAAACTTTGCAGCCCCCATCCCATACCCGGCTCCAAGAATCGTGGTCTTACCTACGAACCGCTGATCCTTCGTAACCTCTTCGACAGGTATGTTGTAGATAGCCGATGCCATGATCTTGTATACGTCTTCACCCTTGGCAAACGCATCGACTAGATCCTGCTGTCCTGCAAGCCAAGCCACCGTACGGGCTTCGATCTGGGAGGAGTCACAGTCTATGATGACGTAACCCTTCGGTGCAGTAATCGCGGCCTTCAGTCTCCCTGCGTTAGCCCCACGAGAAGGTAGGTTCTGCAAGTTAATCTTGTCGTCCCCGCCCCACCGTCCGGTGTGCGCTGCGTAGTACTTGATGGGTACCGGCAAACTGCCACGTAGGGCGATGTCTATAAACCTCTGTGTACGTGACTCTTCAAGGGTGGTCTTGGTCCCCAGTCTCGCACCAACAAGGGTCTGGACTCGCGGGTCCGGATGGCTCAGTAGTTCCTTGAACCCTTCGTCGGTCTTGGCAAACGCCCACGCTTCCTTACCCGTACGGGCGCTTATCTTCTTCGGTGGTTCCACGCCAAGGCTCATAAGCAGTTCTGCAAACTTGTCATTACTCATCAGCGTATCGCGGTCTGCTTGTGCCGCTGCGAGCAACTTGGCTTTCTTGTCCTTCACCGAGACAAGATGGGATTCCAACAAAGGGAGATTCAGTTCCAGCGTAGGCTCAATGAACATACGCAAGGTAAGATCTATTACCTTGAGTTCTCCTTTAGGAAAGTCTTCAACAAGCCTACTAAAAAGATCAGTGGTAAGGCGAACATCATTAATACAATAATTAGAATACTTAGCGAGATCTTCGCTAGAAAAATCAATACGCCGTTTCCCAAGCGCGTTAACAACTTCATTGCCTTTCTCTCCAAGGTTGTACCGTTCGGCCAGAGCCTTGAGACTTCCCCCCGCTTCCACGCCATGCTTAGCCCTCGCCATGCACAGTGTGTCTAGCCATCCCTTCGGCTTGATATTGAATACCCATGACATGATCGCCCCGTCGAACTGGGTGTTGTGTGCCAGTACGAGTGAGTTAGACCAGTCAAACTGATTGAGCCATGCAGCGGTTTCTTTCTGTGTGCCACTAAACCACTCCGGCGAATCGTCATCTACAGCAACAGCCACCCCTATTACTTCAAAGCGGTCGTCACGGATGTACTCCTCCGTGGTCATCTTCGACAGGGAATAGTCCTTGTCGTAATACGTTTCAAAGTCTACGGTTATCATTTCTTTTTTACCGATCTTGCGAACAGCCAACCTTTGCCCGTCTCTACGTACCCGGCTGCGGCCAACGCTTCTACAGACCTACATCCACCAAATTCGTATTGGTGTGCCCTGAATGATTCGGGGGTTGCAAACTTACGCTTGCACTCAGTACATCTTCTCTCGCGTTTGATTATTGTCACGTCTTGCTTCCTCTAGTTCTTCTCTCAAATGCCTAATCTCGTGGTAACACTGCCACAGTACGCTGCCCACTGTTAAGAACTTGAATTCTGTAGTTGTAGACTTGTCGTTTATCTCATTTGGGAGCGCACGAATTAAGTCCAATATGTCATCTTCAACTGCCACGTTTCTTTCTCCGCTTTCGCATGGTTCGTTGTGTCTCGTGCCAGTGGAGGATTCGGTGGCAGTTTGAGCATAACGGTATGCACTTGGTTTCTGCTTCCTTGATCGCTTCTTGTACATTAGATTGTTTGACCGCTAAATGATTGACGGATCGCTTACCTTCTTTGATTACGTGATGAAAGTCAATAATCGCAGGGTGCTTCTTCCTGCAATGACTACACCGCTTCTCTGACTTGTATGCAATCCACTCTTGTCTGGATTTGTCTTTGTTGGTCTTAGCTTTCTTGATTAGATGTTTCTTGTTCTTCTCGTAGTACCTCTTTGAATATAGTTTTTGCTTACTTTTACGTACAACTGGATCTTTAAACCCCATCTTATAACCTCTTACGCCAGTACAACGCTCTTGCAAACGAGTACGGAACCTTCGGGGTGTACAGTCTGAATCCGCATGAGATCAAGTTGTTGGCGCTAGGTATGTTGTCGGTGGTGTCCGACACAGCCCATTTATACCCATGCCTTCTAGCCCATTGGATTCTCAATCGGATCATCTGCCTCTGTATGCCCCGCCCCCTGTACGCCTTACCTACTCCGCAACGCCCTAGATATATGCCGTCCTCCAACTGTTGAGATGGAGATAAACAACTGAAGCCCACAGCCAAGTCTGCGTGATACGCCACCCACCACACCCCGTCTTCGGGAAAGTACAGACCATCAGCCGGTAGACAAGCCTTCTGCATTACTTTTAGCAGTTGTTTGTTGTCTGGGTCTGAAGCGTCGATTTGTCGGTAAGTAATCTTCATGGCACATTACGTATCAAACTCTGCTTTGAACACATCTCGGTATTGTATAGATGTTTCAATACGTCGCCGTAAGTAAACGACCTCAGCCTGTAGAGCGAGCATTTCTTTAGACACTAAATCAGCCTCATCCCACAAGCCCTGCTCGCGGATCTTAGCCAGCGCCAAAAAAACGTCGTCGCCCCATAGGTTTTTCATGTCTCGCTCCTCGCACGAATCGCGTTGGCTACACCACTTGGGCAAGTGTCACAGGTCGGCTCGTAGGCTTCGGCCACCTTCGCACACGCCTCTCTTTCTCGCTCGGCAACTAGGGCGGCGAAGCGTTCAAGACGGTCGTCGATGCCGCGACCATCGACACAAGGGACAGGTCCGTAAAGCGTTTTCTCAATTTCAAATCCCGCTTCCTGCGCCATGCGGATGATGTCGTCGCGGGTCATCTCGGTTGCTCCTTCAGTTGTTCAATGCGTGTACGCATTTGTTTCTCCGCCCGCAACGCCGTCAGTTCGCCCAGTTGCTCGTACAGCATGTCTTGTAGTCGCTTGATCTCTTTGTCCTTCTCGGCGGCAACGAGGGCGGCGAAAGTTTCTAACCGCTGCACCTCCACCGCGTGTAAAAGTGAATACTCTGTCCAACCAGACTCTCGCGCCAGCCGGATGATGTCGTCGCGGGTCATCGCGGTTGCTCCTTCCATAATTTGTAGTCGTACTGCTTGATCCCACGGTACACCGCCGTCGATAGATGGTAGTGCGGGACTCCCCACTGCTGAATTAGGTCTTTGTACTTGACGTTCCTGCCGTTGGCCTTCTGCTTGCGCTCCAATAGGATCTTGTACTGATCAAATGTAAGAGTTACCTTGCTGTGTTTCATTTCATAGACCTCGGGCTTCTCTTGCCGTCTATGTCCGGACTCCACCGTAGAATCTGCGCCCGTCCAGATCTAGTCATGCACAACTGGGTTAGTTTGTGGTAGTCCAAATCCAACATGTCGCAGATCCACCGCATAGAACCCGGACCTGAATCATCTGAATACATCCAATTGATAGCGGGACGCCTAGTAGTTTCGCCGGTCATGTCTTTCACGGCTTGGTAGACAACCGCTGCCCACATCCTGCGGCACCCCGCATCGTCGATGTTTTGTGTATTTAGATTACTCATTTATCGCGTCCTTCAATTCATGTAATATTTTTCCTGCTTCACTGTATTTATTACTGGCTTGAGCCTGAAGTTTTCTAATTGCTTTAGCTTCAATTTGCCGGATACGTTCTCTGCTTACATCGAGAGCTTTGGCTACCTCATCCAACGATCTTTCTGTTCCTAACAACCCATTTCTTGCGCTCAACACCATCTTCTCTCTGTTAGTCAGGCACGCATCCATCGTCGCTTTCAGTAGATCTTCAGTCTGTTCGTGCGCGATCTCGCGGATACCCTCGTTGTCCTGCATATCCTCAATACGGTTATCCCAAACGTGTTGCTCGCTGATGCGAGTAAGTTCTGCCTCTGTCACATCCTTAGTGCCGGTCGCTGATTTCAGTACCAGCACCTTCTGGCGCTCGCTGAATAGGTCATTAGGTAGGCAGTACAGCGCATCGGCTAAATCAAGTACGCACTTTCTCCACTCGCCCTTTTGATTGAGCGGGGATGCTTTCATGTTTACGAGATCGAACGTAGCCCCAATTGACAGGTTCTTAACTCTGCACATCTGGAGTACAGATGTATATCCCGCCGCTTGCATGGCTCTACGTATCCGCGCATTGGAGACGGAGATCTTTACTCTGTAGTCGCTCACCAGTAGTCCCTCCCTCCACGTTTTGCTGCCCACTCGGGGGGCGGAACCCGCCCCCACTCTCTACGCCGTGCCGCATCAAACTTCCTAAAGAAGTCGGATATCCAACGGATCATGCGTTCTTTCTCGCTTCGATCTCACGCTGCAAGTACCACGCAGCCTTCTCAAGATCCTGCACCGGATCGGAGTCCTTCTTACCTGCGCGGCTCACGTACTTGACCACGTTGCCCAATCGGTAATTCAGATCCTTGGCTTCGATGAAGTCGATAGTCTCAACACCACCCGTTCGGTAGTGCGGCGGGCTGTTGACGGGATCGGGAGTCTCAACCCATTCGACATTGGCCTTCGGCTCAGTAAACTCATACACCTTAAACTCTTGGTACTTGGGCTTGCTCGCCTTCTTCTTGGCCTTACCTGCCTTCTTCTTGGCCTTGTAGTTACGCAGCACTACACCGATCAGCGGCTTGCTGTAGTCGGTCATCGTCTGGATCTCTTTCTCATCGTGACCCAAGTCATACAACTTGCGGATCACCTGTGATTTGTTCGCCTTGTACTTCTTAGTCATCTCTAGTCTCCTTTTATTTAGATATCACTCAACTTGTTTAGGAACTTCGCCATAACTGGGCCATCGCCCAGAACCTTGTATCTCTGGTTGTCCTCCCTGATCTGCTTGGTGAGAATCCCTTTGTCCACCATGCGTCTGACACGCGCATGGATGGTTCCAAACGACGCGAAAGGCAAGCCAGAAGAGAACTGCATGATAGTTGCCGCCCCCTCGGTGCGCCGCTTCTCCGCCACAGCAGCAAGGATGGCTACGTCGATACCATCCATCTCATACTCATTGGCTACGGCTAACGCTTCGCCCAATTTCTCTAACTTCATTTCTCTTCCTCGTCGCTGAATAATAGTTTCGTCTGTTCTTCCTGTACCTCAGATACAGGAGTCCTTCCTCTTGCAGCCACGCCAGATACCTCTGGGCATGGCGATTCGTAAAGTTATACGTCTTCATGATGTCGCTCACGCTGATCGCAAACCTAGACACAGCCAGACGCACGATCCGCTTAGCAACACCCTTACTTGTTTTCAGTCGTGTCTTTGTCGCTGAGTTCTCTTGTGAAGTCATAAAGTTTAGGTGGTTCTTTGTTCCACACTATTAAGTCCAACACCATCCTAAAAACACCAATGGCCCCCTCGTCAATCACAAACGCATACCCACCGGCTTCAACGATGGCGTTCAGGTTCTTCAACTGTAATGCCGTGGGTTTGTTGCCGTTCGCTTTGCACTCAATACCGATGAACCTACCCCTCATACAAACCACGATGTCAGGCGCACCAGAACTACCGTAGCCCCCCGTCGTCGGGGTTATCCTGTACACGTTCGGATACTTCTCCAGTGTTGCGTATACGCTTTTCTTTACCTTGCTCTCCGGTGTTGCCATACGTCATCCCTAGTAGGTTGTTGTACTCGTCTTTGTCCAAAGCAACTGCCATGATTTGCTCGCCTAGCCACGCACCGATGATCGACACTTCGTAACTACCTCGCATCATTTTCACCATTGCTAGTTTGGTTGATACGGCCTCGGGTAAACAGTGTTTATCAATACGAAACGTAGTTGACTTCATCCTGCGCTTGTCGATCAACGTACACTTTTTAAAGGTGCTTCCGTCGCGCCTTATACCTATAGTCATTATCCAGTTGCTTGGTATCACCGTATATGAATACCACATGATTTTAACTTAGGCAAGAGTTAGTACAACCAAAAACTGTTAGCATCCAATCTTAGGCCGACTTTGTTGATCACGGATCTGTCGTCCACCATACGCAGTAGGGCAACGCTGCCCTGCATATCCTCGGGCAATTCATAGACGCTGTTGCATGTAGATACTTCGCCCATCGTGAAACTACCCCATGACTTATCCGTCGTGCAATAAAACACCGTGCCGTCAGGCTGCACATAAACATGTTTCTTGGGCGTGGGCGTGTCTCGCTCTTTGGAAGCGCGGATAAGTTCAAGGTTTTCGGGAGTCACTAACGCTTTAAGTTTTTTCGTACCGTATGGGATACCAGTCTCTGCATAGTTAGCGATGTCATCCAAGACATCACTGGACGCTAGGTAATTGAGGACATTCCTAATTTTCTCGCTAAACTCATGTTTCCAAGCGAGGAATACGTTATTTGCGTCGTTCTGTTTGTACTTGGTCAACTCATGCGGGGTGTACGGACGGACGTACTCGGCCAGTATCTTCCTAGCCTTCGTCATGTTGTTAGTCACCTTCGTCTCGTAGTTATTACTGTTCTCCTTGTACTTCTCGTTCTTGATGAACGGGGATCGGAATAACAACTGCCCGTCACCAACGTACGTCAGAACCATAATCGCCTTGCCTCGGTAGCGGTCATCGAAAAAACAAGTAGTAGAAGAATCCGTGACCTCGGCAGTAATCGGATACCGACTCGTGTGAGTACGCCCCAGTTGCTTGGTCAGAATGTCCAACGTCGGGTGCGGTGGTAGTTTGTTTGAGATATAGGTAATCATGTTGCACTCCAATTTATAAACAGTGTTTATACAAGCAACCAAATAGCAGCCGTGACGACGGCAACCAACCCACCGTGAATCACGCCACGGCGGTACACCTTTCCTACTAACGTATTAAGATCCATTTCGCACTCTCCTATCTTTCGTTTATATCTTTACCGTCGAGCCACACTTCGATGCCATTACCGGAATATGCACCGTCGTTGCCATGCTCAAACTTAAACGCATCTACCTTCGCGTACTGCATCCACTCGTTTCCAGTCATGCGGAACTCCTTGGATTTGTTGTAGTCCCACCCGTAGAGTTTGGTGCGCGGCGGCAGTTTGTCTAGTTTGTACTTGTTCATGTGAGTAACACGAACAGAATCCACGCAGCACACAGGCCACCAAAAAACCCGTGGCGAAACGCAGCAAAGTACGCTCTCTTTCTTGGGTTCATCTCACACCTCCTCAAAATCAGAAAACTCAGACTCATCTAACACAGGCTTTGCCGTTGCCATGAGTAAACGGTCAGCCAACTCCTGTATACCTTCGGGAGTCTCGCTCCACATGAACGGATCGTGGTATCCAATCAACGTACCGTCGTTCTCATGGAACACTTCGACGAACTTATAGAACACATCCCCACTCTCGGGTTCTGTGAACCGCATCACCCTATGATTCCAAACCATTTCACACCTCCTTAAAACATGTTCAGGATTTCATCGACTCGCGTCTTAACGTCAAGGCGCACGTTGTCGCTCTTACGCAACTCAGCAGCATCTATTCCAATCAACGCAGACTCGAGCTGGCGCCGTGCCTGTTCCAACTTGGGATCATTTGTTACGTTGAGTTTGCTCAGGATGCTGCAAAGATCCGTCGCATTCGTAACCAACGTATCGCGGAATACCTGCTTCTGATCACCTGCCAACTTCGTGGACATATGTTTTAGGCAATCATGCAGTCTCGTCCATGCGTCCTTCATCGCAGCGTCGATACGCTCTTGAGAGATAGCCTCCAACTCCTTGCGATACTCCTCGGGAATATCCACACGGAAGTCGCCCGAATCCGGTACTGGACTGAAGGTCACACGCAATGAATTCTTTTTGCGGATATCCTCAAGCGCAGGGTAATCATTCGAATTGAACAGATCACCCAACGTAAACGCAGCCGCACTCACAAGGTCGTTGTACTGCCCGTAGAACTCCTCGGATGTTGAGTAGAACATCGTCTTGAAGTCCCCCAACGTAGCCTTGTAGTCAAAGAAGTTAGCCATCGGCAGCAGCCTCGCACCGTTGTCAGCCCACGGTAACGTGTTGTCGTAATGCCATTGGCGAACTTTGCCAACCACCGCATGAAGCGCATCCAACGCTTCAGTGCCTGCAAGAAGTTTCTTGTGATAGTTTCCTGCGCGAGTCTTGGTGTTGTTACTTGCATCAACTTGTTCTGACACGCGCTTGTCCATCTTGCGACCCGTCCACACGCTGATGTTCAGGTCAACAAGCACCGCACTATTCTGAATCATGATTGCACTCCTATTTATAAACAGTGTTTATTTAATCGTTACCGACTTACCAATCGGAGCCGTGATGTTCTCGGTCGTGATACCCCACAGCACAGGGCATGACCAACCATCGCCCCAGTTGAACACATGACCATCGGTCAGGATCACCGCGCACTCTGCTTTGATCGACTTCGCCTTGATGTAGTCAGGGATACACTGCGGGTTAGTCCCGCCACCACCTCGCGGCTTGGTCGATTGCAACAGACCAGACAACGCATCACGCT